CGGTGTTCATTCCGCAACTCCGAAATGTTCAAAGATATTTAATGCTTCATAGCAGTTAACCTGACGGGCACATTCCCTGACAATCAACTCGGCGAACTTTTCTGTGAAGAGTTCTTGTTCCTCATCAAGAGATAGTGTTCTGTTATGAACACGACTAAGATGCGTGGCTTCATCAGTGGACAGATGTCGAGCAATAGCAGAGAGTTCTAGAATTCGTTCGTTCATTGTTTAACTCCGAAATGATCAATAATAGAATCCATTACATTGTATGCACCATGCTTATCGGCAATTGATAAGCACTCTCTCACAATCAACTCGGCGAACTTTTGTTCAAACTGTTTGGGGCTTAACCGAATCTGACCATAGTTAACATACTCGCCGATCTGTCTAGCCTGTTTGGCAAGTTTTTGAATTCGTTCGTTCATTCTTCAACTCCAAAATGTTCAAGAATACCACCAGGACCATCATACGCAAGTGTGGCACATTCCCTCACGATCAGCTCAGCAAACTTCTCAATTTCTTTTGCTCGTGGAGCATATCTAATATCTTCACTCCACCCGGCTTTGATGGCAAGCTCCTTGATTCGTTCGTTCATTTTACCGATCTCCAATTACATCCAGTGCTTTTACTAACCTGTCACCGTAATCAAAATCTTCTGCCCATTCCTTTTGGATGGAATGAATGATTGATCCACTATCAACTTCTTTCTTAATGTACTTCACAACATCGGTCCATTTGACAAAGACTTTTTGTTGACGATTTGGTGCATTACCAAACCATACTGAGTATACAAACTTTTTCATTCTTCAACTCCAAAATGTTTTTTAATTTTCAAGCCATAGGAACTATGGGGTTCACTTGTAGGTTCGTCAGCAACCTTGGCACATTCCCGAACAATCAACTCGGCGAACTTTTCCATCAACTGTGGATGCATGCCAACTTGTTCTGGTTTATATCCTGTTGGTAGTTTTAGAAATTCCTGCCTAGACTGTTCAGCAAGTAGTTTAATTCGTTCGTTCATTTCAACGCCTCCAGGCCTGCGGCAAGGATCTCATCATATTCATGCTGTTTTCCTTTCGCGCACATCGGTGTTGAGCGTGGGTCGCAGTTCGCGGATCAGGGCCCGCTCCAGCTGATGTGCCGCGGTCTTGCCACGCACCACTGCCACGATCTCGTAGACAAAACTCTCGGCGCCACGCTCACGCAAGGCTTCGTAGAGCGCCCAGGATTTGTCTTCACTGCGACTGCGATAGAGATGCTTGTTCATGCGAACACGCACCGACTTCAGCACAGTTGACTCAGTCTTGGCAGTGACACCCAGGTAAAAGTCGCGCCCCGAACTGATGCGGTACACGATGTGGGTGCGATCTGCTCGTTTCTTGCGTGGTGTTTTCTCAGCGTCCATACAAGTATTATATGGAAAATGGAATTTCTGGTCAACCTGGGCAAAACCATTAGGTAAGTGCGCACTAACCAAGCGGCCAGCGGGCACTTACCTGTCCGGATCAAGTGATTCGTCGTCGCATCCGGTGGCGCCGTTTAAGGTGGGCGAGCAGTGAAAGTCTTGAGATATCGGGCTGCTCGGGACTATCAGTCTTGACCCATCAACATCACTCACGCTGGAAAAATGCTCCCGATATCCAACTGTTGCTTACAAGTATACGGGAAAGGGAATTTCCGGTCAACCGAGCCGTGTCACGGTAAGTATCACTATGAATTTTGATCCCTACACCCAAGAACCCATACATGCTCACGGAATCTGGCGGGCCACACAATGCTTGGCCAAAGAGCACTCGGTGATGGAGCATTTTCGTGTGCAGCTCTCTGGTCTAGGCTGGCAGTCCGAAGACGATCATGGCAAATTCTGGCGTCGTGGCGATCGACGGGTGATAGTGGTCTTGGTCGATGACGTGCGCAGCACGCACCCGGACAAGACCATCGATCTGCCTTATCTACACGATGCTGATACCACCATCATCACTGACACTCGCATCAACTGTCCCACCATGTATCGAGTTTGGCGGTTGCCAGACAGCTTTTTTGGTATCTATCACACAGATGCTGCAGCGCCGGCCTGGCATCCTGAACGTGACTATGTGTTCAGCATCAACCGCTTGGACACCATGCGGATGAAACTGTTCTTGGAATTGGCCAAACGTGTGCACCTCCGTCACGGTTGGGTCAACTTCAATGGTCTGTCCAGGTTCCACGGCAATCAGTTTGATCCCACAGATCTGCCGCAGGCAAACTTTGAAGCACAATGGCAAAGCCTAGGCGATGAGGATCGCGAACAATGGCGTGCCAGCCACAGGCTTTTGAGCATGATGATGCCAGTGAAAAACTACGACATCGCGCATCATGACATCTATCATCGAGGTCACAATGTGATCGAGTGCGAAACCTATGCCGGCGACAACAGCATCGCTTTCAGCGAAAAGATATTCCGTCTGCTCACACAACCCGTGCCTTGGAATTGCTATGCCGGTCGTTACGGCATGGCCTGGTTGAGAAGCATGGGCTTCGACATCGTGGATGATGTCATGGACCATGCACACTTTGACGGACTCAAAGAAACCGAAAACAAATGCCGCATTTTTATATGGAAGAGCCTCAGCAACATCCATTGGATCAAATCCCAGGATCAGGAACGGATCACTCAGAGATTCCAAAAGGCCTGTGATCATAACCGGAACCTCTTGTCCGGCATGGCTCAGCGATGGCCCCAGGAATTCCAATCCTGGTGTGATCACTATCTGGATCAACTGTCGTAGTCATACCAAGCGATGGGCTGTCGTGCTGTGTTTGTATCCCACTGGAATCCGCTGGGCTGAGCGAGTAAGTATGCCTGCAGCATGCGTGCGCGTTGATCAAGATCGGCCATGTGATGCTGCGTTACGGGGCTGCTGATTTCCATCCATCCAAATGCACGATGTTGATCCAGCCCTAGGTCCTGCAGATGTACGCGACTATGCACCGGATCCCAAAGACCCAGAGTCTCCAACAACTGCCGCTCTGAATATATTTCCATCCAGCCCGGCCATGACCAGTGCGTGTTTTGAGCACGAGTGACTACCACCGGTACTGACCATGATCCACCATGGAGGTCCAAGGCCATGATACGGCTGTCGCCGCAGTCCACATGCAATTGTTGATCAGGTCCTAGATGGCACAGCAAAGGTTTACGGATGGGCTCTTGATCGAGATGCTGATAAATCCACGACACTCTCACCAGCTTGGCTCCTTCTCTTTTGGCTTCCCAGGGCCACGTCGTGACTTTGGGCCCGTGATCACGTATGGCTCGATTTACGAGGTCTAGACAAGTGACTAGATTCAACAATGGTGAGACATGACGGTGTGGATAGGCAGTATGTAACCACATGCGATATCTATCAGCCAAGGCATTTTGAACTACATCCATGGCTTATTTACTAAGTAAGGTCATGCTACCTCACACAAGATTTGACGAGTTTTTGGTACGGACGCTGACGGCCCAGGGATTTGATGTAGTGCCTGGATTCCGGGTACTGGGACGCCCCTGGCACAATCAGACTGGCTGGGTGATGAACTATGTAGACGTGGACTGGCATCCCGAGACTCTATTGTTGGTACATGCATCGGACTTTGTCACCGTTACACGTGACGGACAAGTGGTAGAATTGCAGAATCTCGAACAGCATTATGGATCACGATCTAGTCAAATACTGTTCACACACTGGGAGCGTGATCTAGCTAAGTTCTATCAAGGACCCATCAATCTTTGCTGGTGGAGCAATCACAACTACGACACAGTGCTGCAGGCCTGCCAGCGATCCGATGAATGGCTGCCACAACTGAAATGGCCGCGCAGCCAGCACTGGCAATGTCTGAATGGTCGTATCATGCGCTCGCGACAGCTGGCCGCAGAGGTCTTGCATGATTGGCCAGGAGGTTGGCTCAGTCTTGGCGACGAAATACCTTTGCCAAGCTTCAGCTATCAGACCTACAAGGGCACAGACAATGACGAAAACTTGGTGCGTCTCATGTACATCTATGGCGACACCTATGTCAACATCGTGACCGAAACCAAGTTCGACGAGCCCACAGGTATCATCACCGAAAAGACTCTGCAGGCCTGCATGACTGAACAAGTGCCCATACTGATCGGACATCGCAGCATACATGCACATGCTCGAGACATGGGCATAGATCTACTTGAAGATCTAGTGGATCTCAGCTATGCCAATGCACCAGGCTACGATCGGGTGCGAGCTGCCATTGAGTGCAACCGAGATCTCATACTGGGTCACATAGATCTCGAGCCTTACCGAGATCGTCTACGGCGGCAGCGCGAGTATGTGATGTATGAACTGCCTGAAGTGATGCGCCAGCGTTTCCGTGATGATGCACAGGTATTGGCCCGGCGGCTACTGCCGGCCCAGCATGGCCACGAATCGATCTAGGTTTCCAACCAACCCAAACATCACTGCTTCGCGGCTACCGTAGATCCAGAATTCTGGCGACGAAGAGTCCAACACACGCCGGAAATTCAGATAGTAAGGACAGGTCATTGAGTTGCTGAGAGCCAAGAGATGTCCGGCTGTGACCGATTCCGTGAGCGTGTAACGCCAGTGTTCGATATCCAAGGCCTGGAACACTTCATGCCCGGCAACGGTCAATCTCAGATGCGTGGTCTCGTAGCCGTCGTATCGGAGATCTTTCCACCAGTGTTTGAGTGCATCGGCCAGTGTGGGTCGATGCGGTTCGGGCAGCATGGTCAGCAATTGCTGCGTGAGCCGCAGCTTGTCCATGCTAGGGAAAAATCGTGTCGCCCTGTTTCAACAACACCACTGTGAATTTGTCGGTACGGAATTGTGTGTTGAGTTTGCGGGCCAGATTGATGGCATGTCCAGGATTGCTGAAGCTAACCTTCTTGTATTTGGGCCCTGGATATTGCGTGAGTAGATTGCTGGTCTTGAGATTGATGGGCTTGGCATCATAGAAAACTGCCCACACTCCTTCGCTGGCCAGCACCTGCTCGGTCTTGTAGGTCTGCTTGTTGGTTTGCTCAATCAGCACACTGGGTTTGGGTCTGCTCATCATTTTACTCCTAGATTTATTTATCCATAATCTAAGCAGATTTAAAGCTCCCGCCACCAATTTCCACCTGTATTACCTCGTCAATTTTGCCTTTTTCCTGGTCGCTGCGCAGCACTTCTAGCGTCAACAACAATTTGGTGATGTCAGCATGTAGATCTTTGGCGTCACGCAGGCTCATCACGAGGTCTCTGGCTCCTCGTGATTCCTGTGCTTTGATAGTGTCTATGAATCGATTGATGTACATCATGTGCGGTTTCTTTCAGCCACTTCGGCATGATATCTAGCCCAGAAATCGTGGTACACACGATTGTCCTCGGCTGGAATGGTGTCCATCCATTGAGCATGGATTTCGGGTGAGCGCCACTTGATGGTGGCTGTGTGCGGATCAGGTGTGAGAACTTCAGCGTCGCCGGCGACCACGGCTGCATGTACCGCAGCTTCGTGAATGTCATGCTGGCGTTGCCACTCTTGTTGCTCGTGATCAGGCAAGGTCATGATCCATTGTTCCATGGTAAAGCCCTGTCGGCGTACCTGGATCACTTTGCCAAACTCCGGATCCTGATCGTGATGTGTTTCTATGCTGGTTGGCATGCGAATACCTCTTCGTTGAGATAGCGACAGAGTTCTTTGTCTGTGGGTTGAACGATGTAGTTCTGTTTGAAGAATATTTCGTAGCTGTCTGATCCGTACTTGCCAATGCCGTAGAGTTCTCGAGCATCTTGATGATCCCAGGTCAAGAAATCTGCGGTCATGCGTTTGAGGCGATGACTGCGTACATTGACCATGCCCAAGGGCCAGATCACGGCCCTGACCTCATCAATGTCGGCACGCAGGAACTGATTTGGAGTGCGCCACCTAGACATGAATATGGGAAAAACAGTTTTCACGGGCCGGCGACCAGTTTGATTCAACATGATCACAGCCACCATGTGCTGCCATGCACCGTGCATGGAGTTTACTCCGTCCGGCAACTGCTGTTGCACCATGAGGTCATCGCGCAAGGGTTCAATCATTGTGTGTTCTTCGGTCTAGATAGATGCCCAACAAGGCCACGGCCAAGGCCACCCCCAGCCCCCAGAGCTCAGCATAGACCAGACTATGCACGCTCATTATAACCACAAACAACCAAAGCACAGGCATGATCAATCTCGGCAAAGGAAAGGTTGGAGTTCAGGCGCGGTCCACCCCTGCGGTTTGAGTACCTTGCCATCTTCGCGCTTGCGCACCCGGCCGGTGTCTCGATCGATCTTGGCAAAATTGGTACGCATCACTTCCTTCCATGCTCTCTCACCATCGGCACCCATGCTGTGAATGGCACCAATGGTGACCACCAGGATATCGATCAAGGCGTCCAGTTCGTCCAGTTGACTGCGAGCTGCAAACAATTCGCCCACCTCTTCTTGGATGAGTTTTTTGTAGAGGGCAAACTGAGCAGCATTGATCTCGCCCACGGTCTGATCACAGGCTCGCATGAATTTTTCTTGATCTCTAAACGGATTGCTCATGTGCTTGTTCCTTGGTATGGAAAGGTCCTTGATAGGGATAGCGCTCCAGCAAGATCAGTTTGGGATTGTGCATGATCTGCCAGCTGCGATGTTGTTTGATTCGATACCACCCTGCCGCAAACCAGCTTTTGCTGCGCGGTTCTTTGGTAAACAAGGGCAAGCGATGCTTAACATCCCAGATTGCGTTGTGTACACGACAGCCGGTGGCATAGCCGTGTACTTGATTCCGGTCGGGTGTGCGAGGCGGTGCTGGTTTGACGAATGTTATGTTGGCTTCGCGCTCCAACATACGGATGGTCTTGTATTGTCGTGTGCTGTCATTGATGGTCAAGGCATAGCCGTCGCCGTTGGCCATGACATTGCCCACTTTTTCATCGTCCTGTTTGAGTATCCAGTACTGTCCTTTGACCACTGGTTTAGCTAGGATCACCATTTAACGCTCCTTGATAAGTGACGTTGAGCCAGCGTCCAAAACTTTCTGCTGACTCGCTGCATTTCACGAGATCAAACCGACCACAGAATCGCAGGAAGTGGCTGCCCACTTGCCCCACATCTCGGTGGCTGATCTGCTCACGTATGGCTGTGTCTACTGCTTGTTTGATATGATCGGGCTGTGCTGTGAGATCCACCAAGGTACGATTACGCTCGTAGTCGTCCAGCACACGATGTTCTTGGCCTTCGTGATCGGTCCAGCGTTGGAGCATGAGATTGTTCCAGTCAAACCCACGGCGATCTCTGTCAGCAAAGGCTTCTTGTAGTCCTACACGATTCTTGGTACCTTTGGTACGCACCCCTGGATAGGCCGAAAACACATTGTCAGTGGGATCGCCGCGCATGCATTTTTCAAACAGCAGCCATTGGGGATCGGGAGGCAGCTTGGCCTGTTTGGTCTTCTTGTCGATCACAGGGCGATCCTTGGCATCAAAGATACCGCCCAGCGTGATCAGCTCGTCGGTGATGCCGTTGTATTGTTGTACGTTGTCTGAAATCAATTGCACAAAATCCGTGTCGCTGCTGATTATGATGTGTTGGTCCTGGGGATGCAAAGCGATCCAACGTGCGATGACATCATCGGCTTCAGCTTCGGGATGCCGGATCACAGAGCAGTTGGTGCGTGAGGACAAGTATTTAGTAAGCTCATCATAGGTTTCCCAGAACAGCCGATCTTCTTCGGCTTCGCTTTCTGTGAGCGCAGCACGGGCCACAGCACGATTGCGCTTGTAGGGTTCATAGAAGTCCTTGCGCCATGACCTGCCTTCCAGCGCGAAGACCACATGATCGCCTTGGAACCTGCGTATGACCTTGTTCACAGCCATGAGAGTCACATGCAAGGCAAAACCCACCTTGGTCCATGAGTCAGACGCACGGTGGGCCGAATGCCGGGCACGGAAAAAAGTGTTGGCAGTGTCAATCAAGATGTATTTCACGGTGGCCCCAATAGTTGGTTGTTGTTGATATATGTTAGCAGATAATGAGCCCAAAAGCAATGGGCTTCGGCACCAAAATGCCAACTTTGGTCCGCGACGGGCCGAAACCTCTGAAATCGAAGAACCCGATCAAAGGTACCGGCGGGGTCATAGGGCGTGATATAGGTGTGGTTCCAATCGCGGCGATTTTGGATAGAACCAAAATGGCTGTTGCCGTTGAACATCACGTGCCGGATGCCCAGATCTTGCAGTTCTTGATGGAACTGCCAGATTTCTTGGTGTGCGTTTTCGGTGCATGCACGCCAGTCAATGTCCGCGATGTATTGTCGATATCTCTGTGCAAGGGCCTCTGGTACATGATCAATGCCGGATGCATTGACCTGATAGTCTTGTCCACCCAGCCACCATTCCTGTCGTTCCCAGGTGCTCCACTGCAGTACCATGAACACCGATTGGTGCTCGCTGGGATTGAGCCGGATCCATTCGCGAGCAGTGCGCATGATACGGGCGTTACTGCCACCGGCCTGCGCATCAAGGCACAGCATGCTGCCCAGCTCGTCGGCCAGCACACGGCTGTAACTCACTCGTTCGTTGTCGGGATGGGCTCTGCGTCCCATGTAGCCATACTCGCCATCATCGCAGGCCCAGGCGCAGGGATTCGCAGCCTCAGCCGCTGCTGCGTGACTGTCGCCGTTCGAATATAATAGCATGTGCAGGACTGGTTTCTATTTCGTTGATGAGAATCTGTGCCCAGGCCGCATGAGCAGCAGGTTCAAAATGCTGCCAGCCTGGTGTGATTTCTTCGAACTTGTTTTCTATGCTCTGTGTGACATAGGTCACTCGCTCATTGTAGGGGCAGTAAAAACAACAGTGCCAGTCCAGCCACTCTTTGGGGCTTTCGATCTGGAAATGATGGAAAGCATTGAAAAACAGGTGCGGAATCTTGCGTTCGTACAACCAGAGATGCAGATTGTAGATCTTGTTGTGCCAATAGTAGCTCATGATGCGATGCCAGTTCACATCTTTCTGGATATGGTTCTTCCAGAACTGATAGCGCCGTCGGAACTCTTCGGGTATCCTTTGGCCCACATCCAGCTGGTTGATTTCATGGAACTCGCCTTCGAAATACCACTGCTCGCGGCCATGCTCGCTCCAGCCAATGACCACGAGATCGGGCGCAGGATTGTTTTGTAGATATTGCCAGGTGCTCGTGTAGATAAGATCGTTGCTGGCACCACTAACAGCAAGATTGGTGGCCGTGGCGCCGAAGTGCCGAGTGATCACTCCAGCCATGCCAAGATCGCGATCTGGCAGCTCTTCGCCGCTCATGTTGCTGTCGCCGTTGAACAAGATGTGCATGTCTGTCATGATTGCTGCAATACCTTCATGCTTTCTGCGGCCACCACACGCTTGCGCAGGCTGCTAGAGCTGAATGAGTGGTCTCGTCCGTTGAACACAAGCTCGATTTCTCGTCGTTCGCATTCGAGTTTGCCAGTGAAATATTGACCTTCGTACTCTACGCCCAACACTCGCACGTCCAGAGGCAAGATCAAGAGCAGATCCACGAGATCCTGTTCGGTCTGATAAACAACCACTTCGTCCACGTACCTGCAGGCCGCCAACTGGATCTGTCGTTCTACGATGCTTTGCACAGGCTTGTTTTTTGTGTCGGGACGGTCGATGGTAGGGTCAGTCTGCAAGCCGGCAATGAGGTAATCACAGTGATTCTTGGCTTCCGAAAGCATGGCGATGTGTCCGGCATGCAGCATGTCAAAGGTTGAGAACGTGATGCCGATTTTTTTGCCCTCGGCCTTGAGCTGCTTGATATGATTGAAGATCACGACACTTCGCTCCTTCCGTCACCGATGTCACGAGTCTGCACATAGATTCCAGATTTCTTGATGGCCTGTTCCTGTTCCCAGGTCTCCATCACAACGTGCCGACACACGTTTTGGAACCAACGATCCACGATGTCGGCTTCAGTATCATCCTTGTTCATCATATAGCCGGCCTTGATTAATCGGGCTACGAAGATTTCGTTCCAGTCCAGTTCAAACGCACCTTCGTGCAGGTTGTTGGGATCAATGTCCATGCTCACGATGGTCACATAAGGTTCGCCCTGTGCATTGGCCAGCTCTTTGTCGGTTTTTTTCACTGGTCGTTCCACCCTAGGCTTGGCCTCGGCGGGTACAGGTTTCTTACGGAATCTATCAAATATGCCCATTTATTTGCCTTTCAACAAAAGCATCATCACCGTTTGTGTGTCGTACCAACGATTTTCTATCACAGGATCGCCGGGCCCGGTCCACATGCAGGTGGTTTTCACAGCCGGCCGCAGCCAAAGCCAACGGCCGGTTGACCAACAACGTCGGGGCCACAAGCTCCAGCGTGATTCTATGTGAGCGCGGCGTAGCCAAGTCACATCGTTGATTTCGTTGGAAGATCGGTAGTTGGCCCCAAACATCATTACTTGCCCCAGCCATTGCCCCAGAGGTCCACATGCAAGCGTGGACTGTACCAGTAACCGCGACGCAGGGCTTCGTCGGCCACCGGCACACGATTGGCATCATACACTGAACTCACTCCTCCCACGGGCATGACGAAAACCGGACCGGCAAAATTGGCATTGCGATAGTCATCTACAGCCAGATCCAGCTCGGCAAAATCTTCGACCTTTTCTACCACGAACTTGAGATAGGTCACGCCGTGGATCTCATAGTCAGCGACCACGGCAGGACGGATGGCTTCTTCGCGGCTTTCGCCACTGACACTGAGTTTGGGACTCACAGAGAAAGTGATCTCGCCAAACCAGTTGTCAAGATAGAGTCGGAACTCGGGTGTGAGCTCTTGGGTTCCATTGGTCTCAAAAGTCACGTGTCGCAGGCCTCGCTTGTGCAAAATATCCAAGAGTTCAGGATACACACGCTGCCATCCCAGCAAAGGTTCTCCGCCGGTGATCACAAGATGTACAGGATTGCCATTGGGCATGAGCCAGTTGCCATGGGGCAGCAGGTCTCGCATGCGATCTGCGATCTCTTCGGCTGACAAGGCCGGGCTGAGGTGTTTGAAACCGGGATGCCAGCTGGCATAACTGTCGCAGCCAGTATTGACCAGGGGCAGTTCTTCGAAACTGCGATAAAGCGTGACCTGTTCGGCCACTGCATCGGCTTCGGTACTGCGTTCACCGGGGCGACAGCCAAAGCCTGCACAGGTAAAGTTACAACCAAAAGTTCTTAGGAATATGGAAGGCACGCCCACATAGCGGCCTTCACCTTGCGCGGAGTAAAAGATTTCACTGACTTTGAGTTTCATTATAGTCTCGCTTGTTCACACATACCGGTGCGGTATTTAGATTTAGTTGCGGGTTCTTGTGCTATTTTAGCACGCCATTCGGAATCTGTCACCCAGCCCGGTAACACTGCATCCAGATAGGCCAGATGTTCTTGTGGTGTGGGATGATCGTCATCGCCGGGTCGGTGATTGGACCCCCATCCCGCGGGTCGCAGCACTTCCTGGAAACTGGGCAGCAGACTGGACAAAGTCGATTGATAAAGATCAATACAGTCCTGTAATTTCACATCAACTTGGTCCCAGATGTCATGTGCTGACATCTGACACATGCTGAACATGCGCCAGGTCACTCCGGGACGAGCGTCCAACAAGGTCTTGGCTGCTTTGATAAAGGCCAGATCTCTGATGAGATAACCGCGAGGATCAACATGATCCGTGATGAACTCTCGGGTGTAGATGGGCGTGTCCCAGATCCCGCCTACGGTGCGCCATCGTCGCTGTGTGTACCAGTCATCGCGCATGATATTGGTCCAACAGATCATCACGGTGTCTCCATCTCGGAAAGTGCGCCGTTGATCGGCTTCCATGACTGAGTTGAAAATATAATGATTGCCAGCTCCACTTTGCCCCCAGTTGTAGTATTCCTGGTAGCCATGGGCCAAGATGTCAGCCCAGGTCATCCAACGGTAGTTGGTAAAACTACAACCAAAGGCAAAAAGCCGTGTCACCTACGAGTCCACCATTCTTCCCAGGGAAAAACGATCCACTCGGGACGTTCCCGCTTGTCTATGATTTGGGCTGCATAGTCAATGTCCGTAAACTCACTGGCAGCATTGTTGACCAACACCGCATGACGCACGGAAAAATTCCAGATCTCCTCCCAGCGCGGATCCGCAGGCAAGCAGCCGCTTTGCCAGTCCGAATGTATCCATTGCATGGTGGCACCTGAATCATTGATGTCGTCCACGATCAGCAGTTGCTTGCGCGAATTGGGATCTACACGGCCTGCCACACTGTCTGATCCTGGAGTATGCACAGCCGGCACGTATCCAAATGCGTCTTCGGCCATCCATAAATTGCTTTCGCAGTCATTGTTGTTTCCGTCGCGCAGGCTCACGCCCAGAGCATGCATGGGCACATCAAGCCAATGACTGATCATGGCGGCCGGCAAAAGACCGCCGCGCGTGAGACCAATCACATAGTCGGGTCGCCAATTGTCCTGGGTGATTTGCCGGCAGAGCTCGGCCACCTGCGATTCTACATCGGTCCAACTGAGATAGCGTTTGTTCACTGTCGTCTAGCCTTTACCAAAAGGTGCCAGCCCAGATATTCACGCACAGCCTGTCGATAGTCATCGGGCATGGCAGCGAACCAGGGTTCCAGCACGTAGTTGCCTTGTTTGTACTCATCTACATTGTACATGAAACAGTGGTCTTGACGCAATCTTTCGATTTGCCAACCCTGGCTCATTAGAGCAATGATCTCGTCTTTGGTAAAAGCCTGTGCATAAGGACATCCGGCCTGTGCCTCAAACTGGTCCAGTCCTTTTTGGATCATGGCATATTTCCAGCTGTTTTTGGCATAGACCATGTATCGGAACTCACCGCCAGGTCGCACCACCTGCTGGATGTTGTCAATGATGGCTTGTATGCCAGGAAAATGATGGATCACACCATAGCTGTAGACCAGATCAAATTGGCCCAGAGTCTGCAAGGCCTCACGGTCAGTGACGTCGATGTTGTGGAATTCGCCTTCTAGCCCCAAAACTTCAAATCTCTGCCGGCAAAGGCCGATGCTTTGGTCTGAAAGATCAATGCCCACATAATCAGCACCGTGTTTGGCAAACTCTTCGGCATCACTGCCGATGCCGCAACCGATTTCCAGCACACGCTGTCCAGCCCAGAGATGGAACCCCGCAAATTCTCGGATGTGCGGTTCTACACGATATCTACGCTCACTGACTTCACGGAAAAATTCCGGCGTACCAATGTCGCTGCGTCCGTGCTTGATGTTACAGGGCTGGGTGTTCCAGTAGCGCCGTATGCGTTCTTCAAGCGTTTGACTCATGGTCGGCCTTTCTGCCTTGAGCCTGTAGCTGAGCCTGGGCGGCAAAATGCGTGTGCGGATTCTTGAACTGCACCATCTGCCGGTTCACATCGTTGGCGGCCAAGCGTTCCCAGGGATCCTGTTCGCCGGTAAAGATACGATCAAAGAACGTCATGTCATAGCCCAGCTCAGATTCCAAGTAATCACGGATCACATAGGCATCTCTGTGTCGCTTGTCCATCTGTGCCAAGCTGTGGAAATCCCGGGGATCTCGAGGATTGCCCTCCAACATGGGGCGGTTGCGGAATGTCTCATCGTCGTTGTTGCCGGTGAGATCATGACGATCGTGCAAGACATCAACGGGTATACGCTGCCAAATATCCAGCATGTAGGCCTGTTGGCTGAGCCAAGCATCTGAGATCTGATGCGGACTGAGATAGCCCAAGAGATCCAACCAAGCTCGGGGCACGATGGGAAAGATCGAGTAAGGATGATCGCGATGGGTGTGGAAGGCCAAGAGCCGGAACTTGCCGTCCCACTTCATGATCTCTGTGTCCCAGCCCTGTGTTTCCATCACAGCATCATCGTTCCAGAACACCAGCCACCGAGCATCACTCTTGCGAGCCAACTCATTCACATACTCGTTGAGCCGGATGTAGCCCAAGGGTTGGAATGTGAGTGCGCGATACTGCACCTGTTTTTCATCCAGCCACGGTCGGAGCTCGGTCATGAAGGCCTTTGTGCCAACATCGTCGTCGTTGTCGAATCCAAACATCAGCTGCACTTTGCCGGGATCGTCGGCCAGTTCGATGAGGCTGCGGATGCTGCGTTCCAGCATTTCACTGCGCCCACGGGTGGGCAACAGTATAGCGATATCATAGCGTGGTTGTTGGTCCATGTTTACTCTTGAAAAAGATCTTCGTTCCATTCACGATGGCCTTCACGGAAGGCCATGTTTGCCTGGGTTTCTCTCACTTCTACACGATAGCACCATAGCCGCTCAGCTTCACCCGGTCCCCACATGTCGGGGATGTAAACTCCATTCACATATTTGTAGAGCATGTCAGCCAAACCTTCGCAGCCCAATCGGGGCAGGATGGTCAGTTTGGCTAGATTCTTTTCCTGCAAGAGCTGGAATGTCTCCAGTTCGGGATCATCCTGTGCCACCAGCAAGGTGTGGTCAAACTGGTCTTCCAGTGTTTTCTTGAGTTCTTTGAGGCCGCCATAGTCAGCGGCCCAGTTCCTTACATCAAGATCATCAGTGCCGAATGTGAACTTCATAGAGAAACTGTAGCCATGTATGAGGTTGCAATGGCTGTCCGCACGCCACTGGCGATAGGCACAGGGGAAGGCGTCGTGATACTCTTTGGTTGATGTGTACCGATAGATACGTGGTTGATTTGCCATCTCTAGTCTCCTGTTGTGAGCAAGTTTGATGACACGCAGAATTTATAGAGCGGGATGAGCGTCATTGGAAGGCCGCTGGAACATTACTTAGTGTCTGGCGGTTTGTAGCTGCTTTTCTTGTAGTTGGCCTGACCGGGGATCACCGCACGTACACCGCCCACTGCATCTGCACAATCACCGGTGCGTCTTGGGATGAGATGCACATGTGGATACAACACCGTCTGGCCAGCAGCAGTGCCGCAGTTCATGCCCACATTGTAGGCCTCCCATTCACCTTGCACTGCTTTGGCGTGACCAATATCAAAGGCTGCTTTGAAAGCATCATGGATGGTGACATTGTTGTTCCAACGAGGAACACACAAGAGATGGCCTGCAGTCACTGGATAACCATCAGCAAACACTGCCACGTTGTCGGTGCTAAGCCTTGGATCTTCATCCTGCCAGGGCGCTGCTCCGGCAGCCTGTGCGGCTTGTAGATTTTCATATTTCATCTTGGTGCAAAGTCCTGTTGTAGTTTGATGTTGTCAATGAACTCTTTCTTCACTGCTGGATCAGTTTTGAAAGCGCCGTGCAACACTGTGGTCTGGGTGAGGCTGGAATGTGCCATAATGCCACGATTCTCACAGCAGCCATGTGTGGCTTGGATGTACACGCCTACATCGGCACTGTCGGTGACCTTCATGATCTCCCGCGCGATATCATTACAGAGTTCTTCTTGTAGCGTTCCGCGCCGACTGCACCACTGGGCGATCCGGGTATATTTGGAAAGGCCAATGAGCTTTTCAGCAGCAAGGATGCCGATATAAGCCACACCCACAACAGGTTGATGATGATGGCTACACATGCTGCGTATCTCACTGCGCACAACCAACATACCTTCATATCTGTCTTTGGAGTCATTGGGAAAAGCCGTGCAATCGGGTGCAGGATCATAGCGCCCAGCCATGATTTCGTTGAAGTACATCTTGGCCAGCCTGCGAGCTGTGCCTCGGCTGTTGGGATCGGTGTGGCGGTCAATGAGGAGACGGTCTAGCACCAGTTCAAAGGCTTCAGTGGCTTCGTTGATGAGATGTTCTCTATCCGAGGGAGCGATGTATTCCGAAATATTGTCTCCAGCCCAGAATCTTTTATTGCCCTCTCGCATGCGTTTGCGAAGGACGTCACTTAGGTATTTCCCATTTTCCATTAAATTTTCTCCGAGTTAAAGACGTGGATGTCTTTGTGTTAGTATAGATGATATTTAGGTCGCGGTCAACGATTTCACACATTTTCCCACACGTATGGCCCCGATTTAGGTACCGCAAAGTCTAGATAGGTCTGTATCTTTTGCAGATCACTGCGATCCTTGAGACTACAAGCTTCGTTGGCAAAATGCAACTCCACACCTTGGTCCAAGGCCAATTCCAAGAGTTCGTTGCGACGAACAACATCGTCGGTGAGACTGTACATGCTGCTCAGTACAATGCCATCCAATTTGAGCCGGATGTAGTGCTCCAGTCCGGGCTGCCAATCCATGTGCTCGTTTTCAAACTCATAGCTGGAATAAGAAATACGATGTCGACTGCAATACTGATCAATCACGCTGCGCTGCATGGGCAAAGGTATGTGTTTGGAGAATCTGGAGTTCCATCCTGAATAGGATATTAAATGCCGCCCTGTGTAGTCCATGACATCGGCCACTTCGTGGTCGCCGGGCAGGCGCATGAACCCACCTGGCAGTCTTCGACCGTACTCTTCGCCTTCGAGCAGCAGGCGCATGTCAAGGCTGACTCTGGTATACCCTTCTTGATTTTCCACGTTGCCGTGCAGGTGTTCTTGGAAAAACAAATGGCTCTGCCCCGGCTTGAGATTTACCGGCCAGGCATGGCGCAGACATTCTTCTTCGAATCTTTCGAGACTCCATCGTTCGGCCAGTACTCGTTGCGTCAATTCTCGACTGCGATCCAGGTCCAAGATCCACATGGTGTTGGTGTCTCGAGCTTCGGTGAATGGAGTCCAGATGGTCCTGCAGCCACGCCCATTGCCCACAAAGATGCCCTGATGGAAAGCCAGCCTACGACCCATGCGTGATTGATTGGGTACCACCACGCGCAGAGTGCCTTGACGTTGTACCATGTAACGGCGTCCGGCCACACGATCTCGTGCGATATAGTCAGCGAACTGGTCGAATCGCTGCATGAAATCTCGTCTGGTACATGCGTTTTGCACATGATTGGCCACAGCGACGAGTTCTTCGGCACTGAGCACTTGGTGCATGGTTTCTAGTTCTCGCACCCGTGGAGCCACTTCTTGTATCACACTCAAGGCCCAACTGGGCCAATCGTAGAGGTCAAGATCGTAGTTGGCCGTTTTATTATCCCAATGCAGTTGCGTGTCAGAAAGTTGAGTCATCGTAGGATTCCTGTGATTTGTAAAGTATATCGATCTGTGTGCCCGAGGTTGGCCGCAAGATGTGGAGTGTGTCCAGTCCATGCGGCCCAATCTCCCTGATGCCAATGCGCCAACAAGGTGTGATCTATTTGCAGGAGATGACCGGGCTGCCAGTCCTGTAAAAAAACAATGACCCGGGTCAATGATTCAATGGGAGCCGGATGACGAGTGCGATAACTGCCGTAGCGATCGCAATGGGACGGCAGTATATCGCCGGCTCGGAGCCGGTTTACTGCAAATTCCATTTCAGTCAGCCAGGAAAATTCTTGCACCAACCACGGCTCAAAGTCGGCGCCAAGCCCTATGTGGATGCCAGCGTTGACATTGTTGTGATATCGTTCTGCATCTTGCGCATCTACTAGATCAAAACCGCTGTATTGATTTTTGTGTTCGGGGTAGCTCAGGTCCAAGAACCAATCGCCACACCGGGAGAGATCAATGTGTCCTTGCCGCATCTATCTTGCCTTGCCAATGCTCGATGGTAAGATCCAGTCCCCGACTTCTAGTGGTACTGGGGCTCCAGCCCAGGCTTTGAGTGATAAGTCGATGGTTGGAATTGAGCCAGTAAATTTCACCGTGGCGTTTGGGTTTGCTGTCCCAGATCACTTGACCCCGCCATCCGATCTTGTCTGCGATCATGGCCACATGATCGTTGATGCTGACAGGATCATCGGGACCCATGGTAAACACCTGGCCTTGACAGCAACGGTCAGGATTGGTGATCACAGCAGTCCAGGCATCCAGCATGTCCTCGATGTAGATGAAATTGCGATAAGGTCTTTGATAGCCCATGTAACAGTGTTCAGGATCGCGCAGCATTTGTGTGATGGCCTGTTCAGTGACAAAAAAATCATTGTCTAAGCGTCCGTAGCCATTGGTTTGCCGCAGCGCAGTCCAGGGAAAATCTCTGGCCCGATGCATGTACTCAAGGTAGTGTTCTACAGCAAGTTTGGCCACTGCATAGGGTGCATTGGGATTGGGCTTGGTGGTTTCATCAAAGGCCACAGGGGTGTCAGTGCGTCCGTGCAGCCTTATCTCGTCGCTGATGGGTTGCCAACCGTATACTTCCATGGTGGATGCAAATACAAAGTTGCGTAGCCGTGGGAGTTTACTGGCAGCTTCGATCAAGTTCACACTGCCCACATAGTTCACTTGGCTGAATGAAACCTGTTCGTAGAAACTCTTTTCCACCTCAGTGCGAGCAGCAAGATGCACGATCACATCGGGGTCAGCAGCAAGAACTTCTTGCTCTACGGCTGCGAAATCCAAGAGATCGCTCTGCATGCAATGTATGTGATAATGCGGCTGTAATCTGCGCTGCAGATGCGATCCAATAAAGCCTGAACTACCAGTCAAAAATATTTTCATCTGGTATTTAACTTGGACTATTTTGGATCAGGATTTTCCGGCAATCTGGATAGGCAACGAATACCGGTTCATGCTGCACCTGAGGCAATAGTTCTAGGCCCAGTGCCACGGATTCTAGGGTGGGAAAGTAATGGAACCCCATAGACATGGTGGTTTGATTGACCCAGGGATGTATGCGCAGATCTCTACCGTCACTGCGCATGCAGCTCAGGGCTCGATAAGCATCGGCATCATCCAACAGTATGGCTCCTACTTTGCCCAGAGTCAGAGGTTTTCCGTTGCCAAAGCTGAGACACTGCATCTGCCCAGCTCGATACATGCCTCGTTCTAGCCTGCGTGCCGAGTCCCAGATACGGGTGCCGATGAACTGGTACTCACCGATCCAGCGTTGCCACTCGTGATCCAGGTATTGATAGTCTATGCCCAAGATGTGCATGACCTGTGGGATACTGACGTAGGTAAACGGTGTGAATTTACACCGTTTGACGCCATCGTAGCGCATGCATAGTTCTACGGCATGGCTGCATCCGTCAGTGACCACTGCATAAGGAGCCCCGGTGTAATTGGCCAAAGCAGCTTCAAACTCAAACAGTACATCATAGTTCATCGTGTATACCATTGCCAAGCATGGCGGATCATGTCATCCAGCTCGTAGTTGGCTTGCCATTCAGTGATGGCAGCGAACTTGGCGGGACTGGCAGTGAGGCGTGCAGGATCACCGGGCCTTGGATCTGCGATCGTGGTCTTGAGAACTTTTCCTGTGATGCGTTCGGCAGCAGCCATGATCTGCCGATTGCTGTGACCTTGATTGGTGCCGAGATTGTACACACCCGACGGCAATGCTTCGTCTCCGATGCTGAGTATGTGAGCTCGAGCTATGTCCATCACATGCACATAATCTCTCACGCAGGTGCCATCTTCGGTGTCAAAGCTCACACCGTTGAGCTGGAATTCTTGATCGTCTCTGATACTTTCCAGAATCCTAGCCATGATGTGTGTGGCACCGGGTTCTTGTCCATGCCGTCCGCGAGCATCGGCACCGCAGGCATTGAAGTAGCGCAGGGCCACGTAGCGCATGCCATAGGCCTTATGATAGCAGTGCATGATGCGCTCGATCATGAGTTTGCTTTCGCCATAGGGCGAAATCGGAGCACATGCATCAGTTTCTTTGCAGGGCTGGCTCACAGGTTCACCATAGCAGGCCGCGCTGCTGCTGAAGATCCAGTCCATGTGGGGGAATGGTTTCCGCAGCGTGTCCATGAGTTTGAGAGTTTTGGCAGTGTTGTTGTTGAAGTAGGCCGCTGGATCTCTGAGACTGGGACCTACCAAACTTGTGCCTGCACAATGCACAATGGCATCGGGAGTGAATTCAATCATGGCCCTGAGTGCAGGTGATTCGGCAAAATCTCCACGCACGAATCTCGTACTGTCATGAATCAGTCCAGGATGCAAGGCTCGAGTGTCTATGGCCAGAGTGGGCCAGCCCAGATCCTGCAGCATCAACAAGGTCTGGCCACCGATGTAGCCAGCTGCTCCAGTGACTATGACTCGCTTCATTCTTCGATCTTGACTACCTGGTATTTTTCGTGTGGCACATGATCGCGATAGCGATTGCCTGATCGATTCCATTGTTCACCTGTGCCGGTGATGATGTCAATGATGCGATCCACAGTACCGTTGTTCCAGTCCGAGATCAAGCCCATGTTGTGATGTGGAGCATGCAAGGCGTTCTGCACTTTGTGATAGGCATCGTCAATGCTCCAGGGCACATAGAGTCGCTGAGGATCATTGGCAAAGGTCTCAGGGAATGATCTGTAGGCTGGGTACACCACATTGGCGCCCAAAGTATCAGCCTCACTCACTGTATTGCTTACCCAATCCTGCAAGGCACAGTTGAACAGTACCCGTGTGTTGTTCAGCAACTCGTAGTAGTCGTTCTTGGTGAGATTCTCATAGATGCGCAGCAGGCCCTGGCGTTCTAGATCTCGGGCGCGATCCACGTATTCGGGGCGGTTGGACCGCAAAGGTCCGCCCGAGTAGATGCACCATTCTGTGGCTGGTGCACCTAGATCGCGTGTCATTTCAATGAGATCCATGAAAAAGCCGGGCTGCTTTTCTTGATCAAATCGAGCAGCAAAGGCCACGCGACGTGGACGCTCAGCAAAAGGCCGTATCCGGTCTGCACCGCCTATGCGTTCCAACACTTCTTCTCGACCAAATGCCAAGCCGGAGATGTTGTAGATAGGCGCGGTCCAGCCAGCGATCCTCATGTGAGCCACCATCTCTTCGTTGGTGGCCAGCACTGTAAGCCCTGGGATCTGGTTCACCATCCGTTCATACGTCGACATCCAGCCCGCCATGCCCCAGACATGCACGAAATCATCAGGATCAATGGCTTGAGCAAGACAGCGAACAAAGATGCGAGGACGAAGATCGCCGGGTACTTGATCGAGGATGTAAGGTAAGCTCTCGATACCGGGCTGGAACATGTCTTCAAAATAGACCACATCATCTGCAGTTACCTCCCCTTGTTGCATGAGGCGCACTAGGTTCATCATCTGGCTCATGGCAAAATAGCTGCGACCATGCGCATCTAAGACCTGGCCCACTGAAATCTTTTGTGCATTGTCGAGAGTAAGTCCAGGCACATAGACCACATCAAGCCCGCGACGCTCAAACACCCGGCGGTTCCACTCAGTGAGTTGCAGCGTGTAGCGTTCTTGATAGGCTTCAAGGCCCATGTAAAATAGTCGGCGCATTATCTCATCCTCGCTGCGTCAATGGCCCACATGTCTTTGGCATTCTTGCCTTGGGTGAACTTGCTGTATTGTTGATAGGCGTAACTCTTGAAGTTGTAGAGGTCTCCCTCGTTGAACCTGTAACCATAGTCCTGGCAAAAATGCAAGAACTGTTCGAGATCGTCGAACACCTGGGTCACGCGATGATTGGGTCGGATTGTGGGTCGAGCCACTATAGTCTCCTTAGATGACTAGATTTTGTGAAGGACGGGTTGTGTTGTACTCAATTTCACAGCCGTTTTCTCCGTCTTCGGACACTGCGATAGTGACGTCACGACCTGGATAACGATCTGCTATCTGTATATATAGGTCATCGGAGATCATCTCACAACTTTTGAAGTCGAGTCGCAATACACTTTGGTGGCCACTATACAACCGTTCAAGCCACCGCTTGAACTGAATGAACTCCACGTCTCGGTCATTGTGGAATACCTGGATGGCCACACGGAAATGGAAGATATGACGATGAGGATGAGCCAGGAACGAAACGTCGTATTCGTCACCGGTGCAGAGCTTGGGGTCGGTTTCGGCTGCGGGGTATCTATGGATGCCTTCTTTCTGGAAAGTGACCCAGATCATCCTCCGGGCCTGGTGTTGGATGCGTTCGGCTGCGTTTCTCTGTTGTTCAATCATGGTCATCTCTCACTTTGAATACACGGTAATCGGATCCTTTGCCAGTGGTGGAATAGCCACCAGTGTCATCTAATATTACACTCTCATAGCTGACGCCGTCAACCAGTTCCCAGCCTTCGATGTCGATGGTGCTGAAACTCAGCCGATTTGGGTCAAAGTCGCCAAAGGTTTCGATCTCTCCGGTCCAGAAGGTGCCTTTTTCGGTGTTTTGGGCCAGGAACGCATGTGTGACTGTGGGGCAGTCATCGGCCACATAGAACTCGCCGCGGTGCATGCCTGTGACATCCACGCCGTTGGCTGACAAACCATCCTCGTCGAGTGGACTGCTCCAGACTTCTTGATCGTCTTCGTCATAGACCGTGACCCAGCAAGAGTCAGAAAATTCCACGGCATTTTCATGTGCAAGATCATCGCACATGTAGTATTCACCGGCTGGAAACATAGCCATGGATTCAGGCACAGTTATGTCTGCGTCTGAATCCCAGGCCCATTCGTCGAGATCTTCACGATTGTGCCAGAATTCATATTGCGCAGCAGTGATGGATCCCACAACAATCTCCCCGCCATAGCCGGTGAGATGTATGTGATAGCGTCTCGGTCCTGATCTCAAGACCTCGATCAGTTGTTCGTGTTCGGGATTGGAGTTCATGATGGTTTTACTCGCTGGGGTGATCTTTGCTATACTCGCTCCAAGCAGTGAACTTGGCTCGATCCTGTAGTTCATGTAGGCTGTGCGTCCATACACCGGGATTGGTATCAGCAAAGTCCCGATCGTCGATTTTTACACAGGTGTTGTAGTTCCACAACCTCACGTAAGGAATAGGCACCTTGATGATAGGTATGAACTGATCTCGTTCACACAGACCGGAATCATTGAATTCTGCGACTTGATCAAAGGGAATGTCTAAGCTGCACCAAAAGCCGCGATCAAGATAGCTGGAGATCACGTTTTCCCAGGCTGTGTGTTCTTGCCAGCTCTGGGGATGATAACTGTCGTTGGCACCAAAAAAGATGTGCCTGACTTCGGGTCGCTTGGCCAACTCGCGGTCTATGGCTTCTTGGCCGCGATAGCCTACTACAAACAACGTGCGTTGACCCAGGGCCGGAGTGTGCTCTACTTCATGGCCCCAGAAAAATTGAGTGTCTTCGAAACCGGTTCTGTTCATGACAAGTCCTTGTTTTGCTAGTCAAAAAGATTGTTGAACTGCGTGCGTGCGTTGCGCGTTTTCTTGCCTTTGAATCCGCGTGTGCCCACGATCTCCATCCAGTAGGAATCGTAGTGCTCGATGATGGCTTCAGCTGAGGCACGGTCCGGAGCAGCAAAGATGGCTTCCACGATGTGTTCGAAATAGGCATAGTCGCCGCCCTGCCACTGCATCATGGCCGGATGCTCACCACGATCGAATCTCTGATTGGCCTCTTGTACTGCTGTGATATGCATCCAAACATTGTGACCCATGAGCAAGGCATACGAGAAACTGTCCCATGAAGTCCGACCCCACTTGCCATTTTTGTTGACATCGGGTAGCACCGAATACAAATTGGGATCCTGGAAGTTCTCGTCATCGAGTACCACACCGGGCTTGGCCACACCGGGCTTGTAGATGCAGATGTCGCGCATGGTCAGCATGTCACTGATTGGCGACTCTTGCCAGCGCGGATAGATTCCATCTGCTACGACTCCGTGGCTCCATTTTCTTGTATCGGTAGCGTAGCGTTTGTCATCGGCCGAAGGAGCCATGCGGTAGCTCCACTTGTCGTCGTGGGGGAACACGTTTTCGAAATAGACCTGTCCGTTGGCAGTGGCCAAGAACGGACTGGCGCAGTCAAAGCTGATAGTAAAACTGGGATTGACATATTTCCTCACGGCTCGTTGTATAACGGTCAACAGCACTGCCCATTCCAGCTTGGAAGTGCCCAGAAAGTGCATCCAGTCGTGCAGACCCGGCTCTAAGAGATTGTCATAGCGCAAGGCTACCAGGCGCCGCAGCACCAGATGCACATCGCACATGTTCTGTCCACCCATGGCCCAGCCATCAAAGTGTCGGTCAGGATAGACACGAGGATCGCAGTAGTGCTTCATGGTGTCATACCATTGGTCCGCCGAAGCGTGATTGTCGCCTTGCAGCACGTTCAAGAATCTGGCACCACCATTGTCTCGGCCACGACGATGGGCGATGAAATATTCATTGTTGTACTTGGTTGCCGCCACAGCCTCGGCCAGGGTGGTGATCTGGCAGGCATTCCGAGCCTTTTCGTCGTGTATGACCCAGGTGGGTATGTCTAGGATCATGCCATAATCTGACACATTGTCCAGCCAGTTCAACACCAGCTCGCGTTTTTTCTGTGCTTTGGCACACCCCGAACCAGCACGCCAGTCGCCTTCCCAGAGGCCTTTGGCGATCTGGAAGCCGCCTGAATCACCCAGTATGAATGTGCCAGGCTCACGATTCCTGACCATGTCCTCGCTCCAGTCCTGCTTGGCAAGATCAAGATTGGCATGCCCGCCGGAATACAAGCTCCAGCGATAGGGAAACAGGGCTCGTTGGCTGTTGAGCCAGTTCATCTGTTCCATGTCTGTGAGCCCCGCAGGGAAACGTGCGGGATCCACATAGGCCTCATTTCTCTGCTTGCCTATGAACGTGGCGTAGAAGCCCGAAATGGCCGGCAGGAAGATGGCATAGTCTTGCTGTTGGCTGGTAAGGTCGTGTTGTGTCACTTGGTCTGCGCAGGAAGTATGTAGTCGTACACGGCCAGCCCCGAATCCACAGTGATGCGGGCAGCACCGTCGTCGCTGATGCGGAACATCTTGTCTCCGGTAAGGCTGAGGATGCTGCTGACCTGTGCAGCCGGATAGCTCCAGGCTCGTTTGAGCACGCCACTCACATCATGCTGGAACACAAAGTTGCCGGCGTGGGTGCTGTGATCTCCAAAAGAAAACTTGAGATCTCCGTTGTCGGTTTTGACCTGGAACGTGGGCTCCTCGCTGTTGGCAGAAATCTGCCACTTGAGACGCTGGATGCTGGCAGCAGTGGGTTCAAATTCCACATGCCAAGTGGCTCCACGGAACTTGGGAGTCTTGACCTTGGCGTCTACCACCGACGATGTCATGAAGCGATAGTCGTTGTGGAAGTCTCCAGTGCTGTTGCGGAATTTGATACCGTCTAGTTCACCCTGGGCGTTCCGGCTCATGGTCAACGTGGCATTCTCGCGGTAGGCTTCGAGATTGAGGATGGTCTTGAGCTTGCCGAGATTGGGCATGCCAAAGGTGCCTATGAAGTCAGGGATGGGATTGTGGAATCGGCCATCAATGACCACGCTTTGATCACTGCCGATGCCGGTGATTTGGGTCTCAGTTTCGGTGCCTACGATTTTCAGCAAGTCGATGCAGCCGAGATCGATGCTGTGTTGTACAAGGTCAAGCAAGTAGTCTTTCATTGGGGGTCTCCTAGATAAAGTATGTTAACAGGTTTATTTAGATCGTTCAACGATTTTGGCAAGAGTTTGTGCCCCACGGATGCTGGTTAATTCGCCGGGCCGCTGTAATTCCAACCAAACTAGATCAATATCGCTGTGATATTCAGCCGTGATAGAGAACCCTGCTTGTACCGCTAACTGACGAACTATGCGCCCGGGAGTGTAACAGGCCGACGCCGAATCTACCAGGCCTACACCGTGTGCTAGATCGCAGTCATTGTAGGTCATCATCATGGTTCCTCCCGGCCGTAGCAAGGCAATGCATTCTTTGAGATAACGATCTATTAGATTGATAGGTTTATAATTGAAAAAATTGTGGGCCAAAATGAATGCAAATGCCGACTTTGGCAAGTCTCTCGTGATGTCACTGTTGGTATCTAAGACAGTGTAGGGTCTGGCACGAGCACGATATTGTTCGTTGAACAAGCTGAGAGCAGGTTCAATGAGATGCCATGCATGATCCACCACATACAATGGGTCTAATGCCACTAGATCCAAGATGTGAGATTCTAGTCCTGGCCGAAAAATCAGTCCTGGACTGCGCCAATCTGTGTAGAGCTTGATACGCTCTCTAAACAAACTTTCTGATCTGGGATCTGCCTGCAACTTCCTTTCGAGTATCTGTGCCGGTAGGGTCCTTTGGAATCCGCTATAAAGATTTTCACTGAATCGAAGTAGAGCACCTTCTTCGCGTTTGATCCATGTATCAAGATCTTTCTTGATGACATCAATGTGACTTACCACTGCATGCACAGATTGTTTGGCGCGTTGTATCTGTACAGGCATTCGTCGGCTATGACCGTACAAAGGTATCTCACTGCTTGTGATAGTCTGACCGAGATCTTCCAGCCAGCGTTCGGTGATTGCAAGATCATCTGTCACTGTCAAGCTATCTAGATGATTGCGAAAACGCACCACGTCGATGAATTCTAGTCCCATGAAAACAGGCTTGTGAATGTGTTGGTTGTGTTGGTTTCAGCGGCCAAATCCCAATCCAGTACGCCCAAGAGGTTGTCTACCTTGCCGTCTATGACAGTGGCCTCCATCTCAGCATCGTCAAAGGGCAGATCACGGAACCATTGTGGCAGGTGCATCTCATCGGTGGGATATCCAATCGAAGTCCAGCCCAGGGGATTGGGTTTGAGCTTGCAAACGATGGTCTTCATGCCGTCTACGATCTGCATGCTGTAGTTGTCCGAATTCATACGTCGCAGTGTGTTCCAGTTGATGGCTGCCCTGACATGTCCTGGCATGTTGGCTCGGCCTTCGCGTTCTTCTTTCTTGGCGTACTGGGTGAGATTGTTCACCCGTTTGGGCGAGCCTTTTTCCCAGCCAGGCCGCTCTGAAAACTGATACTTGAATTGGCGTATGCGTTCGATCACGGCATCTTTTTTGGCACCCGACAGCACCATGTTCAGGATCTCTAGGAGGAAATCCTGGATCACCCGAGGCGTGTCTGATCTCTTGAGATCTAGCCCTGTGGCCTTGGTTTTGCCTGTGCGACCGTCGACGTCAAGACGCTTGCCTTCGATGTCAATAGCATTCACAGCATAGCGTTTTTTGGTGATGAATAGACCGCGATCGGCCACAGTCTCTCGACCTGCTTGTATCAAACTGCCCATGTCTCTGGGGCAGTGGAAAGCGCGTTCCATGAAGGCCGGAAACGAGTCATTGACTTGGTCTGCTATGCTGTCATAGAGTTGGATACAGATTTCTTTTGACCATTGCATCCTGCCTTCCTCTACTTCTTTACGCAAAACAGGCCAAGCCGAAAAATAGCACGAGTCTGTGTCGCCGTAGATCACGGCCTCACCTACGTGGTCATAGCTGCCGGTAATGCACTCATTTATGTGTGCGTCCATGTGCCGGGCAATGCTGCGTCCGGTGAGTGTAGTCGATTGTCCGATTCGCTTGTCGAAAAAACGGCAACCTGGATTAAGAATAGCACCATAAAGGCTATTAAGATTAATCTTTTTAACCAGCTGGCGCTTGTCCCAGAAAGCGATCTGTTTGGGGTCGGTGGCTTCTTTTTTGCGTGCTTGCAGTTCTTTTCGTTCGGCATACCATCGTTCAAGTAGACCCGGGATCACACCCTGGGTTTCAAATGTGAAAATAGTACCATTGGCACTGAGCATCCAGGGATGGTTTGAATCAAAGATCAGCTGCCAGACTTCAGCAGCACTGTGAACACTTTCTTCGCCTGTGGCCCAATCTATAGTTATCTCGGTGCCACGCTGCTGTTCCATCACAGCGGTGTATTCCAAGGTGGCAAACAAGCCCTCCCAGGCCGCGGCAAAACTCTGCCCCGACGCCATCTTTTGTTTGAGCATGCGGTCAGTCATGGTCAGTCGCAGCTGGCCCACGATGGTCTCAGGGCCCATGTTGAGGGCTCGGATGGTGGAAGGATACAGGCTGTTGATGTCTACACTGCCCACCCACTCATGTATGCCTTTTTTGGGATAGGCCACGTAGGCTCCTGCGGCCTGGGTGTCTTCGTCGGTGAGGCGCTCTCTGCGATTGGGTACCACCATGCCGCGCTCGTGTGCTTCATTGATGATGGCCTGTTCTGTGACAGCCACAGCGCCCATGGTGGTCTGTAGCAGCACTGTGTTGGCGTGTGCCAGTTCGTTGGCCAGATCCAGGAAACGCAGTTTGCGGTCCAGCTTGGCCAACAGCGCAGTGTCTTGGCGGTTGTATTCAATGAACTTGGTAAAATGCTGATTGTAGAGCTGATCCAAAGTACCTTCGAACTGTGTTTTGCGTTCGTTGAGCTCGTGTTCGCCGATGGCATCCAGGCTGTAACTGTGGCGCTCCTCATAGGTGTACTTGCGATACAGTTGCATGTAGTCCATGTGTACACGACCCACGAGATCATAGGTCTGCGACTCAGCGCCGAATCGTTCAAAGGTGCGCTGCTTGGGCAGTTGCCCCCAGAGGCAGAATCTCCGTGTGTCATCTTTGCTGAGGATGCGAGTGCAGCGATTCACGGTGTAAGGGATATCATAACCTTCGCTGTTCCAGCCACTGAGCACGTCAGCATCGTCAATGAGATCCAAGAAAGCTGCAATGAGATCTTCTTCGCGGGTGAACAGGATGGTGTTGTCAAATCCCTGTATCATTTCCTGCGCTGTTTCCCAGCTGATGTGACGCGGAGGCACAGCCAAGGTCACCAGTTGATCCAACCAGTCCAGATATACTGATATAGCAGTGATAGGGTTGAAAGGATCTTCTACCGGAGAAAATCCACGCTCGGCATCAAAGGCCACTTCGATGTCAAAGAACGCGGTATGCAGTTCGGGAGCATCCTGGCCCTTGTAGTTGTCTTCAAGACAACGGAAGATGGGGTTGATGTCTGACTCGTAGAGCTGTTTGCCGCTCTGCATCCTCAGCTCTTTGCGGAACTCTTTGTTGTTCCTGGTGCTGAAACGGCTGACTGGCGTGCCAAAGATGCTGCGGAATTTGCCCCGAGCATCGTCGTAGTAAAAGATGTAGTTGGCTGGAAATTCTTCGTAGTAACGCTCGCCGTTCTTACGACCAACGATGTGTATGCGATCGTGTTCGCGATCAAAAAGTGCGTCAATGTATGACATAATCCTCCTGTGGCTTGTGGCCCACTGGCCGTTCTACATGCCCGTGACGTGGGCGAATCGTTGCAGCAGAGATATTTATAAGGTCTTGCCCACGGTCTCCAAGATCGTTTCAAGCAGCTCGTGATCCTGCTTGGCCTTGCCAAATTCGGCCTTGTGAGCGATCTTGATGGCTTTCTTGAGCACTGCGGGTTTGATTTCCAGCTCTTCGGCCACGGCCTTGATGGTGTCGGTGAGCCCACCGTTGAGAGTTTCAACTTCGTGCATGACCTGCATGCCTTCGTTGATCAGTTGTGTGAGCTTGAGTTTCTGTTCTGCGCTGAAAGTTTTGGTTTCCATAACTACCTCCTTGTGGATTTATTTTAGATGACAAAGTGGCGCTTGTCAACGACTTTGAGTCTTTTGATAAAATTGCCCCCAGTGCAGTGTGCGTCTCCAGTCGGTGCCACGTTTGGTGTCCAATTGATCAAGGTACTGCAGGAAGGTGTGTTCATGCATGAAAAGCTGCCCCGCGGTGGGGCGTTGATCCAGGGCCGGTAGTAGCTGTGCCAGATCCTGATAGGCCGCCAGTCTTTGCTGTACGGAATCCACATACTGATCTGGGATCACTGCAGGCGCAAAATAGGGCCGGTGATTGACCTGGAAATGTACCTGCAGGCCGCCATCGCGTTCACGCACGAACTCAATGACATCGGCCAGCTCCCAGAGATTGTAGTTGCTGGCCACACTGATGAAACCGATCTTGAGGTGTGGCAAGGCATTGCGTAGTTCAAAAAATCTATCAATGTTGTTGACTACTTGTGACCAATCGCAGGGCCATCTGATCAGTTCGGCCGCAGCGCTGGTAGCGTCAAGGCTGATCACAAGATCAATGGCTCTGACCTGCTGCCAGCGTTCTAGCACACGTTGATCAGGAAAAAAAGTGGCATTGGTATTGTAGCTGATGTGTAACTGACTCAGCGGTGCAGATTCAGCATAGATATCCAGCATGCGCAGGTGTTCGGTGGTCATCAAGGGTTCGCCGCCAGTGAAATGCATCTGGTAAATGTTGCTGTGATCCAGTCTACGGAACAGGGCCAGCTTGTCTTCGAAGCTGTAGTCTTGATCTCTGAGCCCTTCTTGTTTGGCCCAGGTACTGGAGCTGTAGCTGCTACACATGATGCAGGCTAGATTGCATATGTTCTGTGTGGTTATGTCCACACGGTTGAGCTCCACACGCAGGTCTGGCTCGTGACCGAGATTGCTGAAATATCTGCGGCTGGGTGGATTCTGTTGTTCCTGCCGCCAACAGTTCACGCAGGCCGGCGCTGGTTGATCTGCGATGGCGGCTTGACGCTGCTGATCTAGAAATGAGTCGGCGGCAAAGTTGAAATCATTGGCTCGCACTGGCTCGGTGAGGCTGGCACAGCAAGGACTTACCAGAACCTGTCCCGAGTTGGTGCTGCGTATGTGCAGAGTGCGGAATTGATCTCTACAGTAGTAGTTCAACGATGATACCTGGCTGTGATCACATCGCCGGGCAGATCGCTGACCATGGCTGTGATTCTGTCAAAGTCGGCTCGATCACTGGCCACGATGTCACCAATGGGATAGTCATACCAGGCCGTGTCCACAGTCATGTCGTGACGTTCCAGCCATGCCCGCCAGCTGTCACTGGCATAGAGTTGTTGTCGCGCATCTGTGACACAGAGCTGAAGTCCGCCCGCACTGCCCCAATGCCCAGTGGTGTCCCAGTCGTTGGGGTTGTCGAGATCCAGATAGCTTTGCAGAGTGGTTTTTCCTAGAATCTCCGGCCCCAAGATCACATCATGATGCTCTCGGCTGTGATATTGATCCCACTCCTTTATATCCAGCCAGCGCACTACGTCGCCGGACCAGTCATAGAGCTTGATTTCTTCTAGCTTGATCTCGGGCATGTCTCTGGGACCACGCGGGATGTAGAGCTCAAGTTCATGTATCACTTGGTTGATCTGGTCCAACTTGCCCTGATATATCCTACGCATGTCTCGGTCGAGATCAGGACTTTCGTTGATACTGTGTTGAGTATGGGTAAAAAACCTATGCAGATCATTGAGCCACGCATGTGCTGTTTCGGGACTGGTGGCATACTCACCAAAAATCTTCACGCCTTGATAGTGGTAGCCCAACCGAGCCAAGTCGTCCAACACATTGTTCACCGTGAGGCGACTTTCCAAAAAGAGATCTTTGGGTTCATCCATTATGGATCGACACCAACGGTTGTAGGCACGATTGGGATCATAGCCATGCACATGGAGATGATCGCTCCAGCACACGCCCTTGCGGAAAGTGCCGTCGCAGAAAAACTCGGCCCAGGCCTGAGCGCCAGGGTTGTCTAGAACTTGCACGCCTAGAGATACCTGTTCGCCGTCGGGCAACGTGAATTCGATTCGCATATGGAATTTATCTGAGATTGTCAAGGGCTCACTTAGATCTTGGCAGGTAGCGAATCTGCGGGGATCGGGCAGCAGCCGCCCACACCGGTCCTAAGGTGATTTGGTGGCCTGTGCCTGCGCTCGATCTAGTATGCGAGCAGTGTTGGTATCGGCGGGACGACCCCGGCTGTCTTCCCAGCCTTTTGGGCCGCGGCGATAGGTTTCACCGCCGAACGTGAGGGGCTGTGACTGTGCAGGTGTTTGAACTGGGGTGTTCAATGTAGGCCGACCACCTACCATTCGATAGTGCGGTTTTGGTGCTGCAGGTGTCACGGGCATGTCAATGTCATAGGGTTGACCAGTTCTTGGATCTGTGAAAGTTTGGTCGCCTCGGCGCAGGCCCACTTCGGCCAACACTCGATCTTGCGGAAACAGCTCGTCTACCAGCATCAACGTTCCTCGACATAGTCCGCAGATCGGTCGCGATTGCCGCGCCGCTGGAACAGTCGTACTGCCATGTCAGCATCGTCGATGCTGCGGAATCGCGAAGGCAAAGCACGCCCGCCGCGACGGATCTCAAAGCCACGATCACGATCGCCCCAGCACTCCAGTTCGATGCCGTCTTCCATGGCATAGATCTTGACAGGTGCACCTTCGGGCAGCACTGGATCAGTGAGTGGTTCGGGCGGAGTATGCACACTGAGTTCTTGCTGTGTGGGATCCTCGTCTACCTGATCTTCTTCGGTGGGATCATCCCGGTGTATCTCTTGCTTGGCCTTGGCCTGCAGCTCACGGTCTGGTGCTCGATCACTGAGCTCGCGACTGGCCTTGCGCTCAAGGCTGTCAAGATAGTCCACAAAGTCGCGTTTGACCTTGCTGAGCATGTCTTCTTCGATGTCGGTCATGGCTTCTTCCAGGGCCAGACGATCGTCTTCTACGCTATCGCCCACCATCTTGCCTGCCATGGGATGCGTGGGGTCGGTCTTGGATCGCAAGACCTGGATCCCACGTGGTCGGAACAGAGCCGGTAATTGATCTGCTGCTCGCTGCTGTGGGTTGAGTCCATGCTTAACAGACACCGGGGTCACAGCACCTTCTTCGATGGCTGACAAGCGTCCTAGGATGTCATAGAGATCGTTGCTCATGCTCGTTCATCCCTGAGGAAACTCCGCAGCATCCACTGATGCTTGCCCATGGCATCGATCCTAGAGGCCAAGAAATCCATGATGCCTTGTTGATCTTCGGCTTCGGCCTGATCAAACACGCGGTTCAGTAGACCAATCATGGTTTCTGTGTCTTTGAGCAATTCTTCGATCATGAGCCGAGCGCGTGGGATTTTGGTCTGCCCTGAGATTTCACTGAGCTCCATAAAACGTTCAAAACTGCCTGGAGTGTAGTCGTCGAGTATGCGTATGAATTCTGCGGTTTGATCTATGCTGTTTTCGTAGACTTCTTCGTAGATCTTGCCAAAGAATCGATGTAATTGTGCAAAGTCAGGCCCCTCCACGTTCCAGTGGAACAGCTGGGCTTTGATCACGAAGGCATATTCAGTTGCCAGGAGAGTTTTTAAATCGTCGGTCAGCACGTGATTTCCTTTTGTAGTGATCCGGCGTGTTAGGCGTGGGATCGGTGGTGTATTTACCTGCCAGCAAACTACCGCGGGAAGCAGTGATCAAGGGCTGCGACACTGACGCTACACTGCCTGCACCGGTGGCGCCCACGGATGCAGATTCCAATATTTCTCGTGCTCTCATGGCAGTATCCTAATCAAAAAATGATCCACGATGGTGGCTGATCCATGCAGCACTCGTGGATTGGCTGCTCTGAGTTCGCCGTCACCGATCAGCTCGTAGCGCACCCGATAGTCACCGGGCGGCGCAGAGATCACGATGGTTTCTTCCAGCTGACGATCCGGCCATGCATAGGTTCTTTCTGTGAACAGCTCGTCGTTGACCCAGAGTCGATACGTGGGCGGACGACGATGCCAATCACACACCACATCATATTGAACAGTGACTTCGTGCATGTTAGGTTATTTTCTGTACGTTGGTGACGATGCT